TGAAAATTTTATCGACAAAATTTTTTGCTTCGAGCTTTGACAGCACAGTGCTGGTTAACCCTACAAATGCGGATGGGAGCCACTACTGGCAACAATTACCGATGAAGAGATACGAACAACCTTTTGATGGAAAAAGGTTTCTCAACTCTCTTCACGAGTTGGCGAATGAACTTATGGTGCATGTGTACAGTTTTTTATCAGAACCTTTTTGGTGTGATAAAAGCCATACATGTGATTTGGCGTGCAAATATTGTAGTAAGTACATAAAAGCATTCTTGTACACACCATTTTCATTTCATGATGTTTTGAACTTCGATGCAACTACAATGGTGGCTGCAATGAAGCATCGAGGCAACATGTATTACACACCACAATGTTTCGATCAAACGCATTGGGTTATCCATGGGATGAAGGAACGTCTTGACATGATGGTCAATATGTATCAAGAAACATGGGTAAGTCATGAGCATATCATGTATCGTTACAATAACAGCTTACATTTTTCAAGATCGTTAGTTTTACGGTATGATCAAAGGTTTGCTGATCAATCTGATGGTGTGTTACTAGCTTGTGGTAAAAGAAGTTTTGATCCGTTCCTTAAGGAACTAACAAAACAAATAATCCGTACACGCCTGGAAAATTGCAACCAGGCTTATGGGTATAGGTATGCGTTCTTACCAGCACCTGGGGATGCGGCGGTCACGACATCGTCCATTCACAACGTGATGTGTTATATCAATCTACCAGTAGTCCTTAAAGCGTTTTTGCTAGCCAATATCCCTATGGTGGGAGCAGCTAGTTTAACAGAAACGACTTTTGGATTTACCAAATTGATTGACTTCTTGCTGAACATATTTACTATCATTTTATTTGAGATTATGATGGCTGTTGATGTGGTATTTGATACTATATTAGATACTGTTGAAAAATGTGATCAGTACCAGTTCGATATTATTTTGTTCTTGATCATCGGGATGATCACGTACAAGATATACAAACTGTGGACACGAAAACGCATGGCAAAACAACAAAAAACCACAAAAACCGCTTTGGGATTAAATGTAATTTCCATAGTGGAAAGAAATGGTAAAAAATACGTCACTCTGTCTGACGGGGAAGTAACTACTGAAGTGGAAGTAGGAACGGACCTTAAAACGGAGCAAAAGTTGATACCAACACCTGAAATGGCTATGGCTGGAAGTGTGTTGGTACCTGCTTCATTTAAACCCGGAGTAGGGGCTATATTGATAGCTACCACAGAAGGTTTGAAAGTTCATGGATGTTTCTGGCGTTATAAGAGTTATTTTATAACAGCCAGACATGTAGCCAACAAGATACAATCAGGTATTTATGAGGTTTATATTGCCCCACTTAAAGTTTTACGAAATAAAACTGTTGTGGTTGATGATAGTAAAACTATGTTACTGTCTCGATCATTTTTTGAGGCAGATGCAAACGAGTTTACTACTGTGAATAGAGACGTATTTATGAAATCCCAAACCGAAAAATTTTGGTCTCAATTGGGGTTGCAATCCGCTAACGTTAAATTGCCTAGCAGCTATAATTTGCAAATAACTGCCGTGGGATTTGACGGGGACAAATTTGTGTGTAGTACAGGCATCACAAAGAAATCGGAAGATCACATGGAATTGTGGCATTCTGCCACAACCAAGGGTGGTTTTTCGGGTAGTCCTATCTTCTGTGGCACAAGCGTGATTGGCATGCATGTGTCAGGTTGTCCTAATCATAATGTCATGTTGAGACAAGAACTGGTGTTGAGGAACGTTGTTGAAAGTAACGATGTTTGGTCTTCAACACAACCTTCCATCAATCAAGAAGACACTACAAGGTTTACTGATGATGGACAGGAGTATATAGAGAGAGCAAATGGAGAATTAGCCGATTTTGCTGATTATATGGAAGCTCATGTGAAAGGCCCTAGATGGGCTGATTATGCTAGCGACGAAGAAGATTTCGAGCCGTACGATAACGGTGAGGAAAAGTTGTCTGTTTATGCACGATTCCTTCGTGACGAAGATAGCAACATTAAGCCGTATAGTTTAACAAAAGGAAAAATGGTTCATCTGAATGAATTTCCTAGCCAAAATGAAGAAGTTACTGAGTTTTTTAAAAACCAGGAAGCCGCCTTAACAAAATGCGGTTTTGAACATGAAACTTATGGTGTTTTTGAGAACTCACGAGCTAAAGAGTATGTTTCTTTATTAAAACATGTAGAACTACATGCAGAAAGAAGTGTTAATCCAGCTCTAGTAGAACCGAGCGCAGAAGAGATTAAGAAAATGCGATACGTGTTATCAGAAATGCTGAAACACAATCGCTACATACCAGATAAAGATTACAAATCAATACCTTTTTTGATGGGGCTAATAGACAGTCCTCTCATCAAGAAAGCTAAGAGTGCTGGGAGACCTTATATAGAACAAGGTTTAGTGTTAATCAAAGATGTGATTAAACACTTCTCTCTTAGAGGAATGGCTGACACAGTATTAAGACTGTGGAATGCCCCTCTTGTGTTGCGCGTGTTCAATAAAACTGAACCGCATAAAATCAAAAAATTATTAGCCGAAATGTATCGGATAATAACTGGGTTCCCAGCCCACAAGACCATTAAACACATGGCATTGTTTAGAAATTTAAATGACAAAGCAGTTATGAATTGGATGTTGTCTCCAATCAAATACGCTTTTTCACCTTTAGTCCCTGGACACTTAATCCATCTTTGGAGGTGGTTGTCCGGTAGACCAATTCTTGAAAGTGACAAATCCAATTGGGATTTTAACGTATTAAAGTGGATGTATGTGGTACTCAAATTTGTAATAGACGATTTGATTATAGATCATCCGGAATGGACTGAAGAAGAAGCCAAACAATATCGTATTGATGTTGCTGAGGCTATTGATGAAGTTTTTAAGCAAGTTAAATACCAGTGTAGTAATGGCATCATATTAACACCCGAATTTGAAGGAATAATCAAAAGTGGGTGGGTGTTAACGATTTTTGCTAATTCTCTATTGCAATTGATTTTGCATGTGTTGGTAATGATCCGGTTAGGTTTAGCTAAAGAAATTCTCAAAGATGAATGGAAAATAATTGTGGGAGGTGATGACGTCCTGCAAAATATACCTGAGGGTTTCGACGTGTCAAAATATATGGAAACTATGAAAACACTTGGTGTTGATATCAAGGCGTTTCATTTGAATCCTAGTATGGAAGGCATCGAATTTTTTAGCAATAAACTGACAAGCTATGAAGGGTTTGTTAGATTTGAACCAGTCAGGTTCACAAAACATGTGTACAAGTTGAGTGTTACAAAAATGGCTGACTTGAAAAGTGCTCTGATTAGTCATATGCAAAATTATTGCTTTGACAACCGTTTTAGCTTCTTTTTAAAAATGTATAGACATTTTCATAAGTTATACCCAGAACAATTTCCAATGGAAGAAACTGTTTCTAGGGAATTGCTGAAACTTAAAGTGTACGGAGTAGAATCGTTATGATTAACCCGAGGGGTAGGAATAGATGCATGTGGTAGGATAGGA